CCACGATAGAGAAGGAAGCGAAACAGAATATCGCGTTCCGACCTGTGGTGTATATATGCTCGCCGTTGTCCGGCGACATGCCGGGCAACCAGGAAAAAGCGCGGCGGTACTGTCGGTTCGCGGTAGACAGCGGTTATATACCGCTGGCTCCGCATCTATTCTTTCCGCAGTTCATGCGGGAGGACTCTCAGACGGAACGCGACCTGGCGCTGTTCATGGACATCGTTCTGCTATCCAAATGCGCCGAGTTGTGGGTATTCGGAGGCGCGATCTCAAAAGGCATGAGCATTGAGATCGAGAAGGCAAAGCGTAAGGGGCAGCCCATCCGCTACTTCACCGAAGATTGTAAGGAGGTTTCAAAATGAAAATCGCTGTCGGCAACAGCCGAATGGATCGGAAATGGATAAACCGGGAGATCAGCTGGGAGAAGTTTTGCGAGAAGGTCGGCGTCACGATCCGCACAACCGAAACTGTGGAGGAATATCGCAAGCTGAAAAAGGGAGCGCAGGACTCCATCAAGGATGTGGGCGGGTTCGTGGCAGGTCACGTTCGGGACGGCAGACGCAAAAACGGTCATGTTTTATGCCGTTCCATGCTGACGCTGGATATGGATTACGGCAAGCCCGGTATATGGGAAGAGATCAGCATGCTCCACGACTTCCAATGCTGTGTGTATTCGACACATAAGCATATGCCCGAGCAGCCGCGGCTTCGCCTGATCCTGCCCCTGTCCCGTGAGATCACCGAAGAGGAGTATCCCGCCGTCGCCCGTATGGTAGCGAAGGAAATCGGCATCGACCTTTTCGATGATACGACTTACGAGGCCTGCCGCCTGATGTACTGGCCTTCCACATCGACCAACGGCGAGTTTTTTCATGAAATCAAAGACGGCGCGCCCATAGACCCCGACGCTTATCTCGCGAAATATGACGACTGGCACGATGCTTCCACCTGGCCCGTATCCTCGCGGCAGTCGGAAGCCGTGCGCCGCTCCATATCGCAGCAAGCGGATCCAATCACGAAGCCGGGCGTTGTCGGAGCGTTCTGCCGTGCCTATACCATTGAGGAAGCCATTGAAGCGTTCCTGTCAGACGTCTATGAACCCAGCGCCATGAACGGGAGATTCGACTACATTCCCGCCGACAGCAGCGCGGGCGTGGTCGTCTATGACGGGAAGTTCGCATACAGCCATCATGCCACCGACCCCGCATGCGGAAGACTGCTGAACGCTTTTGACCTCGTCCGGCTCCATCGTTTTCGTGACCTCGACGATAAATGCCCGCCCGACGCACCTGTTGGCAAACTGCCGTCGTTCATCTCTATGAGCGAGTTCGCATGTAAGGACGAGCGCGTCAAGAGCGTATTAGCGGAAGAACGCAAAGCGCAGGCGCAACAGGAGTTCGCGGACGTAGATTGGGAAAATGCACTCGAACTTGAAAAGAACGGTCGCGTCAAGGATACGCTCGACAACATCGTGCTGATCCTTGACAAAGACCCCAAGTTGGCGGTCATTGGGTATAACGAACTGAAAAGTACCATCGACTTCCTCGCTCGACCCGCATGGCAGCCGATCAAATATCCGACATGGACGGATAACGACGCGTCACAGCTACGGGTGTATCTGAGCGAAACCTATGGTATTTACTCGCCAAACAAGACGACCGACGCACTCAACAAGGTAGCGGCAAAGCGCAAGCATCATCCCATCCGCGACTATTTAAACGGCCTGCCCGCATGGGACGGCAACCCTCGGCTTGACGCTCTGCTCATTGACTATCTCGGTGCGGAGGATACGCCCTATGTTCGCGCGGTCACCAGAAAAACTCTGGTCGCGGCGGTCGCACGGGTGTTCGTACCCGGTATAAAGTTCGACTCAGTACTTGTCATGGACGGCCCACAGGAAAAAGGCAAAAGCACCCTGTTCAATCGGCTCGCCGGCGACGCCTGGTTCAACGACGGTCTTACGCTGACCGACATGCAGGCCAAAACCCGCGCGGAAATGCTCCAGGGCTAGTGGATCATGGAGATCGGAGAACTGACGGGCATGCGAAAATCGGACATCGACAGCGTGAAGTCCTTCATCTCCCGCCGTGACGATAAATACCGTGCCAGTTATGGCCGTGTCGTCGAGAGGCACCCGCGGCAATCCATCATCGTTGCCACCGTCAACGGTACCGGCGGCTTTCTTCGCGATCCTACAGGGAACCGCAGATTCTGGCCCGTGAATACACCGGGCGGCAAAGCGCGCCATGCGTGGGATTTGACTGAAACTGACGTCGCGCAGATTTGGGCGGAAGTAATGGTGCGCTGGAAAGAGGGCGAACGGCTGTTCCTTGAGGGCGATGTAAAGAGCGTTGCCAACGCTATGCAGAACGCGGCATTGGAATCAGACGAACGCGAGGGCATGGTGCGTGAGTACCTTGAGGTACCGTTGCCCGAAGGCTGGGACGATTACGACCTATACGCGCGGCGCTCGTTCCTGACGGGCGGCGAGTTCGGCACGACGAAAAGGGGCGTCAAGCGTCGCAGATATGTCAGCACAATGGAAATATGGGCGGAGTGTTTCGGTAAAGACCCGTCCTCGATTCGCAAAATAGACAGCTACGAACTCGGTGTAGTGCTTCGAAAGCTGGGCTGGGTATCCTGCGAGACGCGCAAGCGTATTCCGTTGTATGGTCAACAGCGCATGTGGGAGTGTGACAAACAGAAATGAAAGCACAAACACGAGTAAACAGAAAACCAGTAACCGTGGGGATTTCTACGGCTTCTGATGACAAGTGTGACCATGACTACTATATAAAACTCGTGAACTGCAAAGGAGTAAGTAGTCAAGCTGTACACCCGCGTAGGGATATTAATAGAAATCCTGTCCGCATTGTCACCTTGTCTCAATTATGGGAGGTCGCTCATGCGTGAAAAAACGCTAGAAGCGCTGCTGGTACAGGCCGTCAAATCGATGGGCGGTCTCGCGCCGAAGCTTGTCAGTCCCGGGTTCGATGGGATGCCCGACCGCATCGTCCTTTTGCCGCACGGTAAAATGGCGTTCGTTGAGGGCAAAGCGCATGGGAAGAAACCGCGCCCTCTGCAGGTAAGGCGAAAGAGCCAGTTGGAATCACTTGGTTTTTCGGTGTACTGCCTGGACAACGCGACGCAGATCGGAGGAATGCTCGATGAAATACAGTCCGTATGAATACCAATCATATGCCACCAGCTTCATTCTGACACACCCCGTGGCGGCGGTGTTCCTCGATATGGGCCTAGGCAAGAGCGTCATTTCTCTTACAGCAATCTTCGAACTCTGTCTTGACAGTTTCCTTGTCAGGAAGGTGCTGGTGATTGCGCCGTTGCGCGTGGCACGCGACACATGGCCTGAAGAGATACAGAAATGGGATCACCTTCATGAGCTGACCTACTCCGTCGCGCTTGGCACGGAAACGGAACGCATAGCGGCTCTCACACGGCGCGCCAGCGTGTTCATCATCAACCGCGAGAATGTGCAGTGGCTCGTTGAGGAAAGCGGACTGCCCTTCGATTTCGACATGGTGGTGATCGACGAACTGTCGTCATTCAAGTCCTATCAGGCAAAGCGGTTCAGAAGCCTCCTGAAAGTGCGTCCGAAAGTGAATCGTATCGTGGGTCTGACGGGAACGCCAAGCGGAAACGGGCTGATGGACTTATGGGCGGAGTTCCGCATCCTCGATATGGGCATGAGGCTGGGGCGGTTCATCACGCGCTTCCGCACGACGTACTTCACACCTGATAAACGCAACGGACAAGTCGTATTCAGCTATAAGCCGCTGCCCGGTGCGGAAGAGAACATCTATCGAAAGATAGCGGATATCACAATCTCCATGAGAGCCGCCGATCACTTGAAAATGCCGGAATGCGTGATGAACGAAGTGAAAGTCAAACTGTCGGATGAAGAGCGCGCGGTCTACGACCGCTTCAAACGGGAGTTGGTGGTTTCACTCAAGGGCGAGGAGATCGACGCTGGCAACGCCGCCGTTCTGGCGGGTAAACTCTCGCAAATGGCAAACGGCGCAATATACGGTGAAAACAAGCGGGTATTGCCGATTCACGAGCGTAAACTGGATGCTTTGGAAGACCTGATCGAAGCAGCGAACGGAAAGCCCGTGCTGGTCGCGTACTGGTTCAAACATGACCTTGCGCGAATACAGGAACGGCTGCACAGACACCAGATCCCGTTCGCCACCTTGGATACCGCCGAAAGCATTGTCCGCTGGAATCAGGCCGAGCTGCCCGTGGCGCTGATCCATCCGGCATCGGCGGGACACGGCTTAAACTTACAGGCCGGCGGTTCGACCATCATATGGTTCGGACTGACATGGAGTTTGGAACTGTACCAGCAGACCAACGCGCGTTTATGGCGACAAGGTCAGAAAGCCGACTCAGTGGTGATATGCCATATGATCGCAAGCGGCACGATCGACGAACGCATCATGACCGCGCTTCAGAAAAAGGATAAAACGCAGACCGCCCTTATCGACGCGGTCAAAGCAGATTTGGAGGTAAAACATTGATGGATCAATTTGAGGGACTCGCAAACGCTATCATCATACAGGCTGCGGCCGATTACAGACTAGCGCTGAAGCAGCTTCGGCAGAATCCGCTCTTCCAGCCAGCGATCCGAATGAGCTATGAAGTCGAACGATTTTTCCGTTCAGACTGGTTTTCCATTCTGACGCGCATCAACGGGATCGAACTGCTGACACGGCTCAAAACGGAGGTGGAAATATGACGGCGAGAGACTATTTATCCCAGGCATACCGGCTTGACCAGCGCATAAACAGTAAACTCGAGCAGGTCGAATCGCTGAATGGTCTGGCTACAAAAGTCAGCAGCACGCTAACCGGAATGCCCAAGAATCCCAATCGCACCACTTCCTCTATGGCGGATACCGTCACAAAAATCATCGCCCTACAGGCGGAGATTAATAACGACATCGATCGACTGGTGGATTTGAAGCGGGAAATGGTCGCCGTCATAAAGGCGGTGGAAAACGCGGAACGCCAAACGCTGCTGGAACTCCGATACCTCTGCTTCAAAACATGGGAGCAGATTGCTGTGGAGATGGACTACACCGTGCGCAACGTGCACCTGCTCCACAAGGAAGCGTTGAAAGCCGTTGTTGTTCCAGCAAGTCTTCACTAAATTTCACTATTTTTCACTGCCGGTCATGTGATAGTGTTATGGTAGCGAAACAGAATACGACAGCCACCCGGGAGAAATCCTCGGTGGCTTTTTGTTTGCCCTGAGGAGGCGACTATATGCCAAAGCGACCCAAGCGTCCCTGCTCCCACCCCGGCTGTGGCAGATTGACTGATGGTCGGTATTGCGACGAGCATAGGCAGATTGCCGAGCATCATTACAATAAGTATCAGCGCGATCCTGACACCAGTCAACGTTATGGTCGGGCATGGCGGAGAATCCGTGCGCGTTATATTCAGTCGCATCCGCTTTGCGAGCAATGTCAGAGCGAAGGCAGGCTGACGCCTGCGCAGGAAGTGCATCACATCCTGCCGCTGGCGGACGGAGGTACACACGACGTGGGAAATCTCATGGCGTTATGTAAGAGATGCCACTCCAGCATTACGATCGGCTGCAACAACAAAAAACATCAATAGAGAACGCGAAAACTACCCCCGTGGGGTATATCAATCTCCACAGCTTTCATTTTTGTGCAACGCGGTCGGGTCGCGTGCGAAAATTCGCGGTTTCAAGAGAGGGTATAGGCTCATAAGTTATTTGGGAGGAAATGCACATGTCAAACGGTCACGGAGGGCCGCGCCCCGGTGCGGGTCAGAAGAAAAAGCCGCTCGCGGATAAGATGCTCGAGGGCAATCCCGGCAAACGGAAGCTGACGGTCATGGCGTTTCCGAACGCTGCGGAATTTCAGGGCGCCGACATGCCGCGGCCAAGCGCAATGCTGTCTGCAGTGCAGAAGGACGGTACGATTTTGCAGGCCGGCGAGATATACAAAGCCACATGGAGTTGGCTAGATAATCGTGGCTGCGCTTCGATGGTGTCTCCGCAGGTATTGGAACGTTATTCCATGATGGCGGCAAGGTGGATTCATTGCGAGGAAATCATTACGAAAACAGGGTACCTGGCAAAGCACCCGACTACCTCTATGGCGATCCAGTCTCCGTATGTTGCTATGAGTCAGAACTACATGACGCAGACGAACCGGCTCTGGTTTGAAATCCTCCAGATCGTCAAAGATAACTGCATCACCGACTATACGGGCTCAAGCCCGCAGGACGACGTTATGGAGCGGCTACTGACCGCGCGCAGGGGGAAATGAGCATGGACGAAGTACAGTCGTTCATCCATTCGCTCCGGCATCACCGTCTGACAAGCCAGCAGCGAAAGACGCTGCGCGGGCAGGCGCTCGCTGGGAATCTCCAAGCCGCGCGTACGGGATTACAAAAAATCATGTCGAAAGGAAAAAACCATGGTCATTAAAACGCTGCCGGTCGGTAAGCTGATCCCGGCGGATTACAATCCGCGTAAAGACCTGAAGCCCGGCGATCCGGAATATGAAAAGCTGAAGCGTTCGCTCACGGAATTTGGATATGTGGAACCGGTGATCTGGAATAAGACCACCGGGCATATCGTGGGGGGACATCAGCGCGCGAAAATTTTAATCGAAACCGGCGTGACCGAGGTCGAATGCGTCGTCGTGCAAATGAGCGAAGAAAAGGAAAAAGCGCTCAACGTCGCGCTGAATAAAATCAGCGGCGAATGGGACAAGGATAAGCTATCTTTGCTGATTGCCGACCTGCAGGGCGCGGACTTCGACGTATCGCTGACAGGTTTTGACGCCGTTGAGATTGATAAGCTGCTGAACAGCGGCATGGATGCCGAGGATGACGACTTTGACGTGGACGCCGAACTCGAAAAGCCCGCTTTCTCCAAACTCGGAGATTTGTGGACGCTTGGCCGGCATAAAGTCATATGTGGCGACAGCACCAAGCCCGAAACATATGCCGCTCTGATGGGTGGGAAACAGGCAAACCTGATACTGACCGATCCGCCTTATGGTATCGACTACGACAAAGGCGTGGCGGGCAAAATCAAGAACGACAAGTTTGACAGCGATGAAGGATTTTATACTTTTCTCCACGACGCTTTTTCGGCGATGGCGGGGTCTCTCGCTTCGGATGGCGCGGCATATGTATTCCACGCCGATAGCAAGGGGCTGACTTTCCGCAGGGCGTTTGAGGATGCGGGTTTTAAGCTGTCTGGATGCTGCATCTGGGCAAAGAACACGTTCACGCTCGGCCGTTCGGATTATCAATGGTGCCACGAACCTTGCCTCTATGGTTGGAAGAAATCCGGCAAACACAACTGGTTCGGCGACCGCAAGCAGTCCACGATATGGAACTTCGACAAACCAAGCCGCTCGGAGAAGCACCCAACAATGAAACCAGTGCCGCTGCTCGCTGTGCCGATGAAGAACTCGACGCAGACCAATGGCGTGGTGCTCGACCCCTTTGGCGGTTCAGGCAGTACCCTGATTTGCGCGGAACAGTTGGGGCGCGAAGCCTTCCTGATTGAACTGGACGAAAAATTCGTAGACGTTATTATTCATCGCTACATCGAAGCCGTCGGAAGTGCCGACGGTGTTTTTGTAGAACGGGGTAGCAAGTCAATTCCATATGCGAAGGTGATAGCCGATGTCTAACAAATACTGGTTTTCTGAGGATGGGGCCATCGGATATGGTAGTTTGAGTACGGGAGAGGTGTTTTGTTTTGATTCCGAGGACTATGATAAAATATCAGACAGAACTTGGTACAAGTGCAATGCAAGCCCCGGATATGTTGGCGACCGCAATGGATTCTGTATTCACAGAGTAATACTTATCGCTCCGGAAGGCTGCGAAATTGACCACATCAACTTGAATCCGCTTGATAACCGAAAAGAAAATTTGAGAATATGTACGCATCAGCAAAACCAATGCAATCAACCGCTTCAAAAGAATAACATCTCTGGAGTGACTGGTGTCAGTTATTTTGCGCCACGAAAAAAGTATCGCGCGCGAATCAAATACTTTCAGCGAGAATTACACTTAGGGTATTTCCCCACATTTCTTGAGGCGACTCAAGCGAGAAATGTCGGCGTGAAAATCCTGTTCGGAGAGTTTGGCCGATGCCACGATGCTCCGCCTCCACCAAAGTGGATCGAGATTATGGTTCTGGATAAATGCAACCGCTTCATTAATGAGGCGGTTTTTCCTTGCCAGATAGGAAGAGCTGATGCAATCATGGAAGAAACCGCTTGATAATCACACTCGTTTGATCAATGTATATGACTACGAAATCGAAAGGACGGTAATCATATGCAAATCAAGTACAACGTTTCCGGGGAGAAAAGGAAGGCTCTGGTCGCGGTCATGCGAGACACATTGCAGGACACCACTCGCTATCTAGGAGCCCCATCGTTTTGTTTCATGGTGGGAAAGTACACCGTTGACAAGAACGGGACGGTCACCTGCCCGGAAGATGCGGATGCAGCGCAGATCAAAATGCTGATCCGCGAACTGGCACACGACGGATTCATTGGCGAGCGGATTGGCGAAGTGACGAAGCCTGCTGAACACATAGTGGCCGAGCCAGAGCAGCAGAAACAAGAAAAACCCCACACAGTCGCACCCGACCGCCTTTCGATCGAACTGCCGAAGGATGGGATGCCGCCCGCCGCCATGGAGAACCTTCGACGGCTGGTTGCAAGCAAAGCAACGCTGCTGAAGAAAGCGCTCGGCACCGACAGCCTGCCGATTACAGAACACGCTGACAGGATCGAATTCGGGTGGTTCCGACCGACCGACGATCAGGCGGAAATCGCCGCATACTACCAACTGGTACACGGGTTGTGCGAGCTGGCGCGGACACAAAAACGCGTTTTGGCTTCTGAACGACCTGTGAACTCCGATCGATACACACTGAGGTGCCTTCTTCTAAGAATCGGATTTATTGGCGACGAATTCAAAACGTCGCGAAAAATCTTGCTGCGAAATCTTGAGGGAAGTAGTTCATATGCCAAGCCGAAGGCCGGTATTGAAGCATGAACGGAATTCATCCCGACCTGTTGAAACAGCTGAAGGACTACTACAAACCAGGAACGCGCGTCAGGTTGGTACGCATGAACGATCCTTTTACAACCATTCCTGCAGGCACCATCGGGGTCGTTACTGGGGTGGACGATTTAGGCACTGTGCATGCGGTATGGAGCAACGGATGTACGCTTGGCATTGTTTTTAATGAAGATTACGCAGAGAAAATCGAGGAGGACGACCATGAGTAACCGCTTGGTTGCCGCATATGGCGTCGGGGTTAACCGCGTTGAAATGGCAAAGCGCTGTCCGACGGCGAAGCTGATGGGCGCATCGGTGTTGAAAAATCACCGGTTGACAGTTCGAGGATCACACGCGGTAGCGGTTGCGACCATCGAACCCGCGAAAGGTTGCAGTGTCCCGGGGCTTGTGGGGGAGATTACACCGGCGGACGAAGTGGCGCTGGACCTGTTCGTAGGCTTCCCGCATCAGTTCGATAAGCAGCAGTTCCGGCTCCGGCTTGACGGTACGCTCATCAACTGCATGGCATATGTCATGCGCGGCGATCGCCCGATCGGGAAACCAAGTGCGTTTTATTACAGTGCGGTGCTGGAGGGGTACAAAGCTGCTGGCTTCGATACGGAAATTCTCAGAAACGCGGTACAAAATGCAAGCGAAGAAGCACCGGACATATAGAATCGGGTAACGCCGCGTCGGGCAACGTCGCCGCCACTGAGCGGTTCATTAAGCGGATGGCGCGGTCGCCCCAACGGCGTAGGATAATCAAACCAAACCAGACACGGAGGCTCACGCGGGCCTCCGTTTTGATTTCCAAAGGAGGAGGCGACGTTGATCCGAAAACTGAAGAAGTACGCGCCGACTCCGTTCAAGGCAAGGGACTCTGTGTACAACAAGCAGGCGGCGGACAACGCCGTCGCTTTTATTGAGTGTCTCTCGCACACCAAAGGCACATGGGCGGGAAAGCCGTTTCTCCTGATCGACTGGCAGGAAAAGATCATCCGTGATGTGTTTGGAACACTGAAACCAAACGGATACCGCCAGTTCAACACAGCGTATATCGAAATACCAAAGAAAAATGGGAAAAGCGAGCTCGCGGCCGCGGTCGCGTTGCTGTTAACCTGCGGTGATAACGAAGAGCGAGCCGAGGTGTACGGCTGTGCCGCCGATCGACAGCAGGCATCGATCGTGTTCGAGGTCGCTAAGGACATGGTGACCCTGTGTCCCGCGCTGGCGAAGCGCGTGAAGATTCTTGCGTCACAGAAACGGCTCGTATACCTGCCGACCGGGAGCTACTACCAGGTGCTCAGCGCCGATGTCGCCAGTAAACACGGCTTCAATACGCACGGCGTCATTTTCGATGAATTACACACGCAGCCGAACCGACGTCTTTTTGACGTTATGACCAAGGGCAGTGGCGACGCGCGCATGCAGCCGCTGTACTTTCTGATCACCACAGCCGGTGACAACACGAACTCTATCTGCTGGGAAGTGCATTCGAAAGCGAAAGATATCCTCGACGGGAGGAAAACGGACGCAACCTTCTACCCGGTGATCTACGGTACCGAAGAGAACGATTCGTGGACCAATCCGAAGGTGTGGAAGAAAGCGAATCCATCGCTCGGGATCACGGTGGGGATGGATAAAGTGAAAGCCGCGTGTGAAAGCG